CCCGAGCCCAGGTCATAGAACACCTGTCAACACCGTGACCGAAATACCACTCGCTTGCTCCCAGCCAACACCGAAGTGGCAGCTGATAAGCGCACGAATTTCTTCCGGTTCATAAGTATCGACCCCGGCAGGAACCTCGATGATCGTGGTGATTTTAGGCACCATAATGCTCTGGTTCGAAGCAGGGGCTGCACCTTTGCGTGTAATAAGTTTATACACGTTCAGGGGCACGTTCTTGATAACTCCCGTTACAGGGTTTGCCTGCGGTAACGTTCTCAGGATCGGAGGCCGGAAGAATGCCACCGTGAACGGCTTACTAACGCTGTTCACGTCAACACTCGTCTGAGTACCACCAAGGGCACTAACGGCGTATTGCTTACCGTTAATGTTCGGTGCGGTATCCGCCGTGAGCGTATAGGTCGGGGAAGTTAATCCCGTGACCGTTGCTCCTGTAGCAGGTGATGCTGGTGCGAAGGACAAAGTATATCCTTTCATAAGCATCAAAACGATTTCACAAACAATGATCAGTTTAATCAAAGTTTGGGTCCTCGCCTCGACGCCAAAACGGAGGCCAAATTTAAAAGTTTGGTGACTCCGTAGTTAGCGATCTCATCCGCAGATTTAATGCGTAAGGATCGCGTAGGAAGTACGGCAAGTTGGGTGCGGGAGAAGTTGACGAATTTTCCAACACTTGGCTGTCTCTGAGAAAACGAGGCTTTAAACCCCGGATCCGGATACAGTTTTGGGAAGGAAGTCGTCTCACTTTGATATTTGTAGCAGGAGTAGACGTACTTAACTTCACCAGGATTGGTGAAGAATACGTCATCCAGCCACGGCCCTACGGTGGTAAAGTAATCAACCGCCCAGGAATACGGGGTGAGTTCCCAAAGAGTACTGGGAATATCACTTATCGTAAGCCCAAGATGGTCGGTTACGCCGTAGTTGGAACCTGACCTAAGTTTAAGGTCGATTCCGGCTATCAAGCGAACACTTTGCTTATGGCGGGTCTGGGACGAAAATCCTATCCCCATACCATAAGCAATCATCTCTTGCTTAGTATTACTAGCAACAGATGACCAGTATTCGCGATCCGCAGTGCCGCTAATACGTACATGCCGGTCCGCCCTGGTAGTATAATCCAGGATGGCATTTGCAGCTGACTCAATATCCTTGAGCATGGGACGAATCCCAAACCCAAAGCCAAGCCACGCGTCGGCAGCATGTTTCGCGACACTCTTGCCCTTGGTCTTCTGAAGGGCTAACAAAGCTTTAACTGTATCGATACCGAAAGTGTTGATCTGCCGTATAATACGGTGGATCTCCTTACTTTCGGCGATCGGCGCAGCGAGCTGAGCTTCACCCACGTTGCTAGAAAGGCGTCGTCGTAGCCTACCAATTGCTGTGTCCGTAAGACTGGTCACATAAGCGGCAGGTTCATTGATAACGAGGTCACCATGAATTGCACCATATCCAGCCGACTTATAAGCAGTCGACTCGGATGTGACAGCATAAATACATGGCTGATACCAGTAGAGCTGTCTCGAGTAATTTGAGCCAGCGTCTACTCCTTTAGCAACTTTCACCCTCCAATCCTTGTTAACTGTGAAGTTTCTAACCGAAGTCCCCATGAGCTGTTGGAAGTCCTCGTTAAGCCAGTTCTGGTCAAGCATAAGTCCAGTGGACTTAGCTATCCAGTTGGCGTGGCGATTTCTTCTAAAGTTACATGGGACGGATAGTTGCTTCACCGCAAACCTCTGGGTCTTTGGAGACTTAGGAAGTCGCGGCAGGACAGGGTAGAACAATGGCTTAGGATCTTTCTTCGCCATTACCTTATCCTTTCGTCGTCAAGAAATGGCAGTGAGGCACGGAGAAATCCGTACCTAAAAGGGACCCCAAATCTAACCAGTGAACCAACCACTTTCTTCGAATTACATAGTCTCACGACTAAAACGAAGGCTGGTGGCCAGTCCACAGGTCAGACCGACATGTATCATGATATACTCTAATACGGACTACCGCTAACTAGGCGGACGTAAGTATAGGAAGAATATATCAAGCTAGGTTAACATCTAGTAGCTCCTTAGTTATGGGAGCGGATACAGTCGGGGAGGG